CTAAACTACCTATCTTCCAAACTCTTATTTTATTCATAGCTCCGTCTAGAGCTGCTTTATCTGTCAACTGGAGTCTTTGGTATAAATTTAAAGGCTCAAAAGCAGAATAAGTCATAGGGTCTGCCCATACTTGCCAATCGTCTTTTTTATAGTAGAATATGCTTGTTTTATCAGGTGGAAGAATTATCTTATTATTAGAATCAACTGCCCTTACAATATCTGGAGATATTTTACTAAGTGCTTCTTTAGCAGCAGGATCGTTTGAATGCTGAAGCTTCTTTATATCGTTTTTTAAACTAAGAGGAACATTTAAAGCTAAAACCTTCTTTTTAGATAGATTGGCTAATGCTCCACCAATAGGTTCTACTAATATAGGATCTATAAAAGTATATCTCCAAGGAATTTCATTTCTTGTAAAAATTGGATCATCCATATTGACGCTAATGTCTACAGCAGCAATAGACTTTTGCATTTCAAGTCTTTTTTTCTTATTGACCTTTGCTGTGTACCATCTTATTGGAACATTAGCTTCTCTGAAGAGAAGATGCCCTAAACGCTCAGTGACTTTTTTACCTTGAACTTGTTCAAACCAATCATTATAAAATCTTTCAATTCTTTTATTGGGATGTACAAGTCTTACACCCTGACCAGCAAAATCACCCATAAGATCAATCGCGTTATGAATCAAACCTATTCTTCTGTAGGCATATCTAGCGAATGCTATAATATCTTTAGGTTTTACAGGTGCTGCTTGTCCAGGTCTAAACCAGTCAAAATCATTTGATCTTAATCCAGGTCTTCCATCAGCATAAGAAGTTAAACCTCTAAAGTCGCGATTGGTTGTTGCTGCAACAGAATGAGACGCTTCTTCAATTGCTTTAGCATAAGTTGTAAAAGCAACACTTTTATCTTCTTCACTAGAAGAATCCCAACTAACATATGCTGGAGAATCTGAATTGTAATTAGACTGAACAGAATCAGATTTTGGATATTTTTTCACTTAATATCGCCTTATTAAATTAGTATAATAATATCAATACCTATTATATACTACACCAATAGCCATTGTTTTTATCATCTTCTAACTATTTTTACTGAAGACATGTTATAAGCAGATGCCCAGTCTTGACCATAATACATCTTATCTTCATCGGACTTTTTACCCAAAGATGAAGCAACTCTACCTATAACACTATAAGATGGGTTAGGTATTTCTCTATGCATACTTCTAGCAATCATATTTGCAATAACTAATGCACTATATCTATCTTTTCTCATTCTGCCTTTTTTGCCAGTCCCCAATTTTATCTCTGGAGTATCAAATTTCTCACGCCCAGATGCTGTTCTAGTTACCATAATTGTGGATAATTCAGCTTTCAAATCTTCTATATCCATCACAACATCTTCAAGCGTGTCATACAATTTTAATGATTCACTATCTCCAATTTGTTCCTTTAATTTCTTGAATCTTATTTCATCCTGTTTGGATACCATACCCAAAGTTAATTGGTCAAATCTAGGAAACAAGAAAAACCTATCTTCCATATCTTTTCTCAATCCATGATTTGCTTGAGATGTCCAGTCTGCACTAGCAAAATTTATAAACTCCAGAATATGAAGACCCGACAATCTATCGGTTTCTTTTTCTTTGTCTTCAATTATAGGCAAAATTGGGACTTCGTTTAAAGCTGGGTCCATTTTGTCTGTATCTCTAAGACCTTCTGCAATAGCATAACCTCCACCTTGAGAATCTATTCCAATTCTAACACACGGAAAAGATTGCATAAGATCCCGTATTTTTCTTACACAGAAACCATAATAATCATCAACATCTGTTAATCCAAGTTTTCTGCGTGTCTGAAAGTCTTTTTTATTTGTTGTCCAAGAATAAACAATTCTTTGATGTTCAGGATGAAGTTCCATAACTATAATAGCAAAATTATCAACTTCAGAAGCGGGATCAATTCCAAATATGTATTTTCTATCATGTCTTCCTCTTGTTGTAGCATCAAAAGGAGCATCACACCAACTCGGCCAATTATCTTTAGAAATATTTTTTTCATGAGCAACGCAAGATTCTATAACAGTTCTTTTAAAGAACCCCTGAGAATCTTTCGCAAAACAAGCACCATACTCCATCAAATAAATTCCGCTATGCATAGTGGCTCTGGATCTTGAAACTTGCTGGTCATCCATAAAACCTTCTGGTATCAATTCATATGGAATCCTCATAACAGTAAACTCTTTTTTATTGAGTCTTTTCATATAATCTGGAATATCATCATTTTCATCATGATTGTCCATAAGTTCTTTTGCATTGCCTTTTATTGTCTTTTTATATTTTCTCCAATAACCGGCATAAGGTTCAAAATCATACCCAGCAGTTCCAGAAAGAATAGATTGGTTTTTATGTCTTTGGCTATAAGTTTCTTCTTGTTTTTCTGTCCAAACTCCATCTTTTTTCATTGCTTTTCTTGTAGCTGCTTCTTTTACATTTCCGGTTGGATCTTTAGATACAGCAGCAAAACCAGCAACAACAGTTTCATATATTTCTACTGGAATAGAATTAAACTCATCCGCAATAATAGTGTGAGCACGCAAACCACGAATCTTATTGCCATCACCAAGAGGAACAGCAACAGTCCAACTGTCATTAACCTTTAATGTGCATCTATCAACATCTCTTCTTGGTCCACTAGCATCATTACACAAGCTTCTTAAAATAGGAGCATTTTTCCAAATCACATCCATATACTCAAAAATAACTTTGGACTGTCTAAATGCCGCACCCACAATAACTATCTTTGACCCTGGAACTAATAAACATCTTAAAGTAGCATATACAGCTAATAAAAATGATTTTCCAAACCCACGAGAAGCTATATACATTGGAAATGATTTAGTCCACAACTCTTGGAGTATTACTACTTGTTCTGGTAATAAATCTATGTTAAGTATATTTTTAACAGTCCAGTGTAAATATTTAGGATCTCTCATCTTTTTTAGAACATGAAGATGAAAATTATTTTGACCCCATTCATCAAGATTTGTCAATGGGTTCTTTAAATTTTTGATGTCTTTTCTTTTTAAACGCAACCACGCATATTCATACGATTCCACGTCGTAAGTATAACTCATTTGACTTCCTTAATATTCTATATGCTACTTGTTCTGCCATATATTTGTCACCACATGCAATAACATGTATATTATAATCTTCTCTTGCTGTGTATATAACTTTTCTAATATATCCGGCAGGAACCTTTAATTTTTTTCTTACTCTATCTGGTACTTTAGCGGATTTAGGATAATTATTTATATCATCCCAAGAAAATTCAAAAAGTATATATGAATGTCTTATCTTTGACATTCTTTGCATACATTTTTGCCACCTCTTTTCTATGCAATTATGAGCGAACTCATCTATAGATTTTTTACGTTCTATGCATACATAATTCTCTAGCCCCTCAACAGTATAGTCCCCCGTTTTTACGGTATCTATAATAGTGCCTTCACAATATGCATTGGGTTCAAAAGACCAACCATAAGGTGCTTTCTCTCGCGTATCTTTTATTATTGTAAATTTATTGTTCATAATATCTTAATGGTTTTGATAATTTTATTCTTTGATCATCTGGAACTAATCTTCTAGCATCTACTTCTGGATCATATTGAGTCCAAGTCTCTATCACAGCTTTACTTTTTATTTTCCTTGGCAAATAAGCAGATCTTTGTGAATAACTTGTATCAAAAAAAATTTGATAGTAATTCCCAGTTGAATAATCTTTTCTTGGAATATAAGTTTTCCCAATAAAACTTGGCGTAAAAGGAGGAGGTTCAGATTTTGGATATTTATTTTTCCATTCTTGAACAAAAGCATTCCTTTTGTCAATAAGTTCTTTGCCAGACAACTGCTCTCTTGCCAAATGTTTTGGTATACATCTCCAGTCTACAATTTCAAGATCATGCCCACTGGTTCTATCTCCATTTTTAAAAACAAAAGTTGGTTTGAATTTATAATAAATAACTTGATCAAGCACCAAAGCCCCACTATTATTATATAAATGGTTTATTTCTATTAGATCAACCTCGTCTTCAATTAAAACTTCAGGTCTTACATCACAATAAAGTAAAGGAGCCATCACTAATAGAAAAGAATAACCCACAATATAACCTCCAGTGTTAATTTCTGTTTTTATTATATTCCTTGATCTTGTCAATCATTTGCCATTCTAATAATTTTAAAAAGAATGTTTCAAAATCATGCTCTTTTCCTCTTACACTATAATGGCATTTTCTACAAAGCGTAATACCATTTGCTGTAACAAATCTCATGCCGGGATATTTTGCCCAAGTCTTTATATGATGTACTTGTATTTGATGCCTAGACAAACATCCTGGCCATTGACATGTATAATTATCTCTTTTTTTTATGTCATCACGCCATTTAACATATTCTGGACTTTTATAGTCTCTAGCATTTCTTTTATAATTTCTTTTCCTTTTATACTCTGACTTCCTCCTGTTGTAACTCGCACGACGTTTCTTCTTTGCCATTTATATCTCTCCGAACCATTCTTGTTACTAAATCTTTAAAGGAAACTTGTGGTTCCCATTTTAATTTATCTTTAGCTTTTGTTGGCATACCTTTAAGG